AGACCTGGGTATGCTGATGTAAAAGCTCCTACTAAAAAACAATTAGAAATAGCTGAAAAAGTACATGGTAATAAATATGATAAAACTGGAATCGATCTTTGGGAATCTTTAAAACAATCTGAAAGATCTAATATTAGACAAGGTAAAACCACAGGAGAAACTACAGGACTTGGTAAGCTTAAAAAAAATCAAATAGGTAAAAATGATTTTATAAATTTAGTAAATCAAAACAAAGATAAAACATATAATGAATTTGTAGAAATACTAAAAGATTATAGAACAAAAGATAACAAACCTTTTACTAAAAACATTATTGCAGATAGATTAAGAGATTATGGTTTGTCAGGCTCTTTTCAAAAAAAACCTGCATTAGGTAGAAGTGAAGCTTCAAAAGAACGAAATAGAGAGTACACTAGAAAAAGATATCGTGAAATGATAAAAACTGAAGAGGGTAGAGCTAAAATTAAAGAACAAAAACAAAAACAAAAAGCAAAAGAATATCAAATTAAAGGTTTAGATCCTCAAGCTAAAACAGCAGATGAGGCAATTTTTAAAGATGCCGTTGCAACTGCAAAAAATAATGTTGATGGTAAAGGTAGATTTAGTGTTGTTTCAGGTTACGAAAAATCTATGAAAGGTAAAGATTTTTTTAGTAATAAAATAAAAATTAAAGATAATCAAACTGGTAAAACTTTTACTTATAATACTTTTAAAAAATATGTTAATAAAAATTCTAAATCATTTGGAATAAAAAATTATGGTGAGGCTATAAAACCATACCGTCAAAAATTTTTTATAAATGACATACCAAATTTAAGAAATAATATTAATTCAGTATTAATTCCTGGTTGGACTGGTGGAGATCCAAGAACTGCTTTTACTGTTCAACATGATTTTGGTCGACAAAGAAATCCTTTAAAAACAAGTTTAGCTTTTTTTGATGATAATACTAAAGAATATAAAATTAGAAGTGATTTTGAAACAGCTTGGGAAAAATCTAAAGTATCTAAAACACCTTTAGCTGATAAGAAAAAAGCGTTTAATGTTTTTAAAGAGGATATAGCAAAATTAAATATTCAGTCTTCTCCCTCTATGATTGCAAGAGAAAGATTTTTTGGAAAAGAATTAGATTTAACCAAAGCAATTAGAATGGCAAAAGATCAAGGAGCTAAAATTCCACAAGGGACTTTTAAAAAAGCAGCTAAATTTGAACAAGAAATATTACAAGATATTGTAAGTTATAGTAAAAAACCAAAATGTAAAATTAATTTAAAATCAGAGGGTGGACGTATAGGCTTTGCATTAAGTGATGAATGTATTAGGGATGGTTTAAATGAACAAAAAATAGCAGCACAACAAGGAGATAAAAAAGCTGCAAGACAATTAGTTAAAACAGCTGGGATTGCAACACGAGGTAAATTATTAAAAAATGTCTTAGGTCCAGGTGCCTTGCTTGGTGAAGCAATGATTGAAGGAGCAATCATCGGTAATAAAGTTTTAGGTGGTAAGCCCGCTGATATTGCTTATGCAGAAAGTTATTTATCCTATCTTGATCCTAGAAAATACAGAGGTGAACTAGATCCATTAAAAATGACAAGAGAAGATATGTTAACTAGAGAAGTTGAAGACGCACAAGGTAATATTAAAACAATAGCTGCACCAGGTTCTAGTATTTTAAAATCAGGGTTTGCAGCACAAGATCAACTATCTGCTTTTAACAAAGCAATAGAAGATAGAGACATTGCAAAAGCTAGAGGAAGAATAGATCAATATATACCTGCTGCAGCAGATGCAAGAGAACAAGGTGCAAGAGCCGATCAATCTGCAAATATAATATCTAGCCAAGCGTTTAAAGATGCATCAAAACTTGCACAAGAATATTTACAAGGGCAAACAGGTGCTAACATAGCTAAATATCGAACAGATGATTTTGGAAGATTTGAAAGTGGTAGAGACAGAGATCTTAGAAGGCGAAGAATGCAAGAGATGTCTGAAGAAATGCCTAGAGATTTTTTAACAGAAAAAACCTCTGATTTATTAGATCGTACACAGTATTTAAGATCACTCGGTTATGATATATCTACAAAAGATTTAATGGCAGAACAAAAAAGATTAAGATCAATACCATTATCGCAAGCTGCAGAAATGTATAGCCCTGAACAAGTGTATGGCACACAAGGTGAATTTGCAGGTGGTGGTATTGCAAAATTAGCTGGAGTAGACCAAGGCCCACCACCAGAGTCAGGACCAAACTCACAAGGGTTGCAAGGTCTAATGAAACGTGTTAGAAACTTATAGGAGTATTAAATGGCAGAAATAGACAAAGGACTCCCGAACACTAGAAACAAAGAAGAAATCCCTTCACAAGAAGAGATTCAAGATGTTGCTGTTCAGGAACCAGTAGAAGAAAAAGGACCGATCGAGGTCATTCCAGAAGAAGATGGTGGTGTAACATTAGATTATGAACCAGGTGCAATTAACGTACCAGGAACAGAAAATCATTTTGATAATTTAGCAGAACTTTTACCAGATGATGTTTTAGAACCAATTGGTTCTGAGATGACACAAAATTATATGGACTACAAAGCGTCCAGAAAAGAGTGGGAACAATCTTATATTACAGGATTAGATCTACTTGGTTTTAAATACGAGAATAGAACAGAACCATTTCAAGGAGCTTCAGGTGCAACGCACCCAGTGTTAGCTGAAGCGGTAACACAGTTTCAAGCTCAAGCATACAAAGAATTATTACCAGCAGATGGACCTGTAAGAACACAAGTTATAGGTGTTAAGAATCCACAGACAGAACAACAAGCAACACGTGTAAAAGATTTTATGAATTATCTGATTATGGATCAGATGAAAGAGTACGAATCAGAGTTTGATTCTATGTTGTTTCATTTACCACTCGCAGGTTCTACATTTAAAAAAGTTTACTACGATGTGCCAATGGGTAGAGCAGTATCTAAGTTTGTCCCTGCTGATGAGTTGGTTGTGCCATACACTGCAACAAGTATTGAAGATGCAGAATCTGTAATACACACAATTAAAATATCAGAAAACGAATTAAGAAAACAACAGGTCAATGGATTCTATAGAGATGTAGAATTAGGACCACCAGGTCATGTAGAAAAAAATGATCTTGATAAAAAAGAAAAAGAATTAGACGGAACAAAGAAGACAGGTAAACAAGAACCTGTATACACACTGTTAGAGTGTCACGTAAATCTAGACCTTGAAGGTTTTGAAGAGGTTGATGGAAATGGTGAACCGACAGGAATAAAATTGCCCTACATTGTAACTGTAGAAGAAGGCAGCCGAGTAGTGCTCTCCATACGGAGAAACTATGCGCCCAATGATCTAAAGAAAAATAAGATCCAATATTTTGTCCATTTTAAATTTCTGCCAGGACTAGGATTTTATGGCTTTGGACTCATTCATATGATTGGCGGATTGAGTCGTACGGCAACGGCGGCTCTCCGTCAATTATTAGACGCAGGAACTTTATCAAACTTACCAGCAGGATTTAAACAAAGAGGTGTTAGAGTTAGAGACGAAGCGGCTCCAATACAACCAGGTGAGTTTAAAGATGTAGATGCACCAGGTGGATCATTACGTGATGCATTCTTTCCATTACCATACAAAGAGCCATCACAGACATTATTAAATTTACTTGGTATTGTTGTTCAAGCCGGACAACGTTTTGCAAGTATCGCTGACATGCAAGTGGGAGATGGTAATCAAGCAGCGGCTGTTGGTACAACAGTTGCATTATTAGAGCGTGGTTCAAGAGTCATGAGCGCAATACACAAGAGATGTTATGCAGCGATGAAACAAGAATTTAAACTATTATCTAAAATAGTTTCACAATATCTGCCACCAGAATATCCTTATGATGTCGTAGGTGGTGCAAGAAATGTCAAACAAGCTGACTTTGATGATAGAGTGGATGTTGTACCAGTTGCAGATCCAAACATATTCTCGATGTCACAAAGAATTACACTTGCACAAACACAATTACAGATAGCAACATCAAATCCACAGCTACATAACATGTATCAAATATACAGAAACATGTACGAAGCAATCGGTGTTAAAAATGTAGATGCAGTTTTACCACCACCAGCGCCAACAGCGCCAATGGATCCAAGTATGGAACACATTAATGCATTAGCTGGCAAACCTTTTCAAGCTTTTCCTGGTCAAGACCACAGAGCACACATCACAGCTCACTTAAATTTTATGTCTACTAATATTGTTAGAAATAATCCTGCAGTTATGGCTGCAATACAAAAAAATATATTAGAACATATCAGTCTGATGGCACAAGAACAGGTGCAATTAGAGTTTAGAGAACAATTACAACAGATGATGCAAATGCAACAGATGGCGGCAACAGATCCAAGAATACAAGCACAGCTTCAAGCTCTTACAAATCAGGTTGAAGCTAGAAAATCTGTGTTAATTGCAGAGATGACAGAGGAATATATGAAGGAAGAGAAACAAATCACGTCACAATTTGACAATGATCCTCTTCTAAAACTAAAATCACGTGAAGTTGACCTTCGTGCGATGGAAAATGAGCGAAAAAGAGACAATGATGAGGCTCAACAAGACCTTGCAAGAGCAAGATTGATGCAACAAGGTGAAATTGCAGAAGATAAAATGGAACAAAACGAAGATTTAGCAAAATTACGTGCTGGAGTTAGCCTTGCAAAGACCGGAGTACAGCAGGCAGCAGTGATTACGGAGGATAATTAATGCCATTAAACAAAAAAGGTAAAAAAATTATGAAATCCATGAAGAAACAGTACGGAAAAAAGAAGGGTGAAAAGATATTCTATGCATCTAAGAACAAAGGTGTTATAAAAGGAGTAAAAAAAGGAGCATAAATGCAAAAACTAGACAAAATAAAAGAAGTTAAGGTTGCAGAGCAAAGTATTGAGGTAGATCCTAGATCTAAAACAACTGCTGACCAAGCTTTTAACTATATTGCTACAGGAAAACCTGAAATGCCAGTTGGCGGTCAGAAAAGAATGTTAGCAGAGAAAAAAAGAAACTCTAAAGCGTA